TAAACATTGCTGGTGGGCTTACAAGTTCAGGACAGCAAGTATCAGATGGCTTTGGTAATACGTCTGATCTTAATCTAGCTACGTCAGGATCTAATATTCCGAATCTTACCGGCGGTGTTGCCGGTTCCGTTCCTTTTCAGTTAGGCACAAATGTTACTGGTTTTTTAGGACCAGGATTAGCCGGTCAGGTTATATCCAACGATGGTGCTGGTAATCTGGTATGGGTAAGCGCACCTGCTTCTACTAGCGCTACTAATCTTTCAGGCGGGTCAGCCGGTGCTGTTGTTTATCAATCTGCGCTTAATACAACCGCATTTGTTGCGGGTACAACCGGTCAGGTTTTACAGTCTAACGGCACAAGCGCACCTGCTTGGGTTAATCAATCAACATTGTCAGCTGGCCATGCCGTTAATTTAAGTGGCGGAACATTAGGTGAAGTACCTTATCAATCTGGCGTTGGAACTACAAGCTTTACGGGTGCTGGTGTTGCAGGCCAGTTGCTTGAATCAGTAGGTTCAGGCGCTCCAATTTGGTCTACCTCATTTACTATCGGAGTAGGCGGTCAAGTTAATTTTGCTCCATTAACATCTGCTCCAGCTTCACCACAGTTAGGTGATGTCTATTACGATTCAACGCTGTTAGAACCATTACAATATGATGGTTCCGTGTGGAAACCGTTAGGAGGCGCTGCTAGTGGTGGTGGTTCTGATCAAATCTTTTTCCAAAACGGTCAGACGGTTACAACAAACTTTACGTTAACAACCAATTTTAATGCCGGTACGTTTGGCCCTGTTTCAATTAACAGCGGTGTCACAGTAACGGTTCCCACAGGCGCAACTTGGACGGTGGTTTAAATGACAACTACGATTTCGGGAACAAACGGAATAACACTTTCTGGGTCTACCAATCAGATTACATTCAATGACGCCTCAACTCAGATTAGCCACGCGGTCCCCCAAGTAACTGTTTATACAAGCGGATCAGGTACATACACAGTCCCGTCTAATACAAAATGGCTAACTGTCGAGATGATCGGCGGAGGCGGCGGCGGCGCTGGCGGCGGTAACGGTGGATCTGGAGGCGCTTCAAGTCAGGCTGGAAGTACTACATTTGGAACATGTACATGTACTGGAGGATACGCTACTTATTCGTCTACCAACCCCGGCGCAGCTACTTTGGGTAGTGGTTTTGTCGGTGTAGCGCTGCAAGGAGCGTCAGGTGGTGGTTTTTCAGCTAACGGCCCTATCACTACATACCCTAATGGTGGAATTGGTGGTACTAGTCCATTTGGAGGGAACGGGACATCTAACGCAAACTCGGGGGGAACTGCTGCTGTAGCTAATAGTGGATCTGGCGGTGGTGGTGGCGGTGCAGGTGCTGTTGTTAACTGCTACGGTGGTGGCGGGGGCGGTGCAGGCGGGTATATTAAGGCTGTAGTTACTTCCCCTGCGGCTTCTTATTCTTATGCGGTAGGCGCTGGTAGTGCTGGCGGTGCAGCTGAAGCTAATGGATTTGCTGGCGGAGCGGGTGGTTCAGGTGTAATTATTGTAACAGCATACTTCTAAGGTAAAGAGATGGCACTTATTAGACATTGCATTATCGACACGACAACCCATCTGGTTGTGAACATAGTTGAATATGAAGAAGTACAGACTGGCGCACCTCCGGGATTAGAAGATCATTTGCTTTGTGTGCAAAGTGATACAGGACAAATTGGTGGCACTTTTTTGAATGGCGTAATAACAAATCCTCCAGAGCCAGAATCAATGACTCTTCCAACAGAAGGAACCTAACATGGCAGCAGCAACCAAACTTTTAACCTCCGGCGGCGGTGGTGTCATCTTAACTCCAGCGAGTAATATTGCCTCTGATGTGACGGTGAGTATTCCAAGTGTAAATGGAACAGCTATAGTAACTACAGCAACTTCAGCATCCACGACTAATACAGTAACAAATAAAATTGCTATTAATATTGGTGGCACAACTTATTATTTGTTGGCCTCAACAAGCGGAACTTAAGCCATGACAACATCAATATCCGGTACGGGTGGCGTTACTTTTCCAGACGCTTCAGTACAAAACACAGCCGCATCAGGGTTTGGCTTCAAAAACCGTCTTATTAACGGTTCATTTGAAATAGCACAAAGAGCATCTTCTGCAACGGTTACAGCGGGTACAGGCGTACCAACTGCATCAACGGGTTATCCATGTGTTGATCGGTGGTTTGTATATTCAACAGGAGCGAACGTCACAGCCGCTTATGTCACGGGTGTGGCTCCTAACCCTCACATGCTCCAAATTACAGGAGCAACGTCTGTTACGGCTGTAGGTGTCGGCCAACGCATTGAAGCAAACAACTCAGCGGATCTAGCAGGTAATGTCTGCACATTGTCTGTTGATATTGCTAACTCTCAGCTTACAACAGTTACATGGACCGCAAGCTACGCTAATACGGCTGATACGTTTGGAACAATTGGAACACCAACCAAAACACAGATTGCTACAGGTACGTTCACTGTAACGTCAACCATGACGCGCTACAGCACCAATATTACAATACCGAGCGCAGCAACAACAGGTATTGAGATTCTGTTTACTGTAGGCGCTCAGACTGCGGGTACATGGCAGTTAGATAACGCTCAATTAGAGAAAGGCGCAACTGCAACTAGTTTTGATACGGGTGTTAGGCCGTATGGGACTGAGTTGGCGCTTTGTCAGAGGTATTATCAGAACAATGGTTCTAATTTAATTTATAACGGAACTCAATACACTTCGGCATGGTGGGTAGTGCAAATGCGTTCTAACCCAACTATTGTATTAAGTAGCGGAAGCATTAATGGTCAATCATTATATGGATTTAACGCTTCTTCAAGCGCAACAACCAACTTTAGCGTAACTGCCTCTGCGGAGTTATAAAATGTATAAATTAAATAAACCACCATTAGGTGAAACACAATCACAAGCAGTTATTCGTTTATCGGACACCGCTTTTATCCCATTTGAGCCATCTAACACAGACTATCAAAAGTTCAAATTTGACGTCATGTCTGGTGCAGAACTACAAGATGCTGATGGTAATGTGATGACTTCTGAAGAAGCAATAGCGTTTATCTCAAATTTGCCGTATTAGTAAGGTCACACTATGCCCTCACAATTGTTTCAAATTACCTTTATTCCTCCAGCGGGTGCAACATTAGGTGACGCATATTGTGAGGTGTTCTTTGCGGGTACGAGCAGTTATGCACCTGTTTATTCTGATCAAGCATGTACCGATCAAATCAGTACGCCAATCTCCATATCAAGCAACATTCTAAGCTTTTATGTTCCTGATGGATCAGTTAACTATGATCTATTCATCGGCGGCGGTAATCTGGCGCATGGTCAGAGAATCACAAACATCTGGCAATTACCTGCCAATATTTGGGAGCTCGATCAAAACCTATGGGAGAACGAACCATCCTTATGGGGTGCAGTAAATCCGCTTCCTATTAACACTAGGACAACAAACAATGTAGGACAGCTCTACACAGGTTACGATATTATTCTTGCCGCTATGAGGCTCATACAGGTTTCAGCGGTTGACGTTGATTTGACCGCGTCAGAACTGAAAGATGGCCTAGAATCACTCAATAGGATGCTTGATTCATGGTCATTAGATGAATTAATGCTGTATGAGGTCAAAAGAGAACAATTTCCTCTTTATCCAAACACCAATCCATATTCAATAGGTATTGGTGCTACTTGGAACACGGTTAGACCCTCTAAGATTGTTGGCGCGTATTTAACGCTCACCAATGGCTCTATACCTGTTGATTATCCAATGCAGGTCATCCAATACGATGACTACAATGACATTCGATTAAAGACACTACAGACCAATTTCCCAGGCTACCTGTACTATCAACCTAGTTTCCCTATTGGTCAGTGCTATATCTACCCAATTTATGCTAACAACGGTGCTTCAACGGCTCCGGGGACCATAACCCTAACCAGTTGGAAACCGTTCAGCATGATCTTAGATCCTTCTGATCCTATTCAGTTACCACCAGGTTATTGGGAAGCCATTGTATTCAATCTGGCTACTCGTATTGCTGAAGAATATCAGTTTGATATTCGGCCAACCACCGTAGCCATTGGAACAGCCGCATTGATTCGTTTAAAACGTATGAATCAGCGCACAAACACGTTACAAACGGATGTGGCGCTGATGAATACGTCACAATTGAGATACAATATTTTTAGTGATGGCTACGGACGATAATGGCTAGTTTAAGTACCCTGCTTGAAGATTGGAAAAACTACCAAAAAAACATTCAATGGCAGCTAGGCCGTGGGGACGATATTGCCAATCAAAACGATGTAAACGCGATTGAAGATTGGGAAAGATGGCAGGGTGTTGGACCAGGGAATTTAAATGGAGTATCTGGATTAGCCGGTACTATGATTGGAGAGTCTGGTGCAATTAGGGCTGGTTATGGTGCTTTAATTAATAAAGCAAAAGAATTATACGCAAACAAAGTTGCCCCTGAAGAAATTTGGAAGCAAACCAGAACCATGCTTGGCCCAGACAATAAGTGGATGCACGAAATATCTGATGTTGGAGCAAAATTAAATGTAAATGGCGATAAAATAAATTTTTATCATCCTGAACTTGAAAAAGCATATCCTGAATATGCAAAAGTTGGGGTTAAATATGGCAACACTGGTAATGCAAACGCTATATTTGATGCCAATAATCCTTTATTTTCAATGTTTGGACACAAAGGAACAGTAGTTTTTAATGAAAATAACAAGCCTACTTTAAGCACTATGCTCCATGAGATGCAACATTGGGTACAAAATCATCCAGAAAATAAATGGGAACCAGGATCAAGCCCATCGTTATACGATCCAACAAGGATAATGAATCAAGTTGATAAGATTCCAAATAATGTTGCATTTCCATCTGAGCTTGAAAAAGAAGCAAATGCTTATGGATTGTTAAAAAATCAGAAATTATATTCTCCATATGAAATGTATAAAAGAAATTTTGGAGAAGCTATGGCAAGAAATACTCAGGAAAGAATGAATATGTATCCTGATCAGTTGGCCAAAAAATATTGGATAGACACTCTTGATGTTCCTGTTGATGAATTAACAAAAACAAAAATGCCTTTTACAAAATTTGGCAATCCTAAGACAAGTTTGCTTAACTGGATGGAGCCTCCATAATGCCTGCAACCATGCAATTGCCGATTTTAGGACCAGGAATATCAGGCAAGTCTCGCGCTGTAACGGCACAAAAACGTCAAAATATCTATATGGAGGTCAAGGCAGAGGCTGATAAGTCTCGTCTTGTCGCTTATGGCACTCCTGGCCTTACTCTTCAAGCTAATGTAGGTATTTACCCCATTAGAGGCATTTGGTGGTATCAACCTTCTAACTTTATGTTAGCGGTTGCTGGGTCTGATGTGTATGAAATCAGCGCAAACTGGACCGTAACAAGGGTTGGTGAGCTACTGACCAATTCCGGCAACGTCAGCATGTCTGATAATGCTTCGCAGATTATGATTGTTGATGGTGAATACGGTTATGTTTATCAAGAAACAACACCTGATTTAGTTTATTCGCAGTCGGGTACTACAGTAACGGTTACAGAAAACACCACCAACAGACACACAGGTGATTCTGTTGAAATTGATGTTCAAAGCGGAACATTAGCTGATGGTACCTATACCGTTCAAATGATTACTTACGTAGCTACTGCTATGGTTGCTAATGCTACGTACAGAATTGAAACGCTCGGTAACTCTGATTTTACTTTGGTTGGTGCTGCCACAAATACCGTTGGCACAATTTTTATGGCCACAGGGCCAACACCAGGAACCGGCACTGTATGCAATGCTAATCAATGGCAGTTCACTGCAACAACAAGCGCGGTCACAAACGGAAACCTAAAAGTTGTTAATAACTTTAGGCAGATTACAGATGCAGGTTTTCCTGGCGGTACTACGGTTGTCTTCAACGACTCCTATTTCATTGTAAATAAGCCCGATACGCGCCAATTTTACATCTCTAACCAATATGATGCTTTTACTTGGAACGCTTTAAATTTCGCCTCTAAGGAAGCCTATACCGATAATTTGAGTGCTATTGCTATTGATAACGGTAACTTAGCGCTTTTGGGTGTAATTTCTTACGAATATTGGCAAGATGTCGGTGCTTATCCTTTTCCTTATTTGCGTATTTCTGGCTCTCCGAATGATTTTGGCGTGGTGTCACCTTGGACAATTGCTAGAGTCAATGGCTCCATGTACTTTTTGGCCAGAGCAAGACGCGGAGGAATCTCAGTAGTTACTATTCAAAACTACTTGCCTGTTGTTGTTTCACCTCCTGATCTTGATTATCTGTTTAGCAGTTATTCAGACCCTGGTGATGCTGTAGCCTTTGGATACCGCCAAAATGGACATGAATTTTATCAAATCAGCTTCCAAACCGCCGGTGTTACATGGTTATTTGATGCTACATCGAACATGTGGAGCCAACTGGTCAGTTACAACGATACAAGGCACTACGGCAACAAAGGCACTCAGTTTAATTATCAAAATATTGTCACGGATTACCGGAACGGCAATATTTACGCATTAGAGCCAACGCAATACACAGATAACGGCTTTCCGATTGTGCGTGAATTGATTACACCTCACTTTTTTAAAGGTGACAGTTTCAACAAGTTGCACATTTACAGATTGCGTCTTGATATGGAACAAGGTGTAGGTACGTCAGGTGGTCAAGGACAAAGCCCACAGATCATGCTGCAAGTTTCAAGGGACGGTGGTTTTACTTGGGGCATGGAAATGTGGACTAACTTTGGTGATCAAGGTGAGTTCTTGAAACGCGCTGAATGGAGAAGGCTTGGAGTATCAAGAAACTATGTTTTCAAGTTCCGCATTTCAGATCCAGTTAAAGTGGTTCTGATGAGTGCGGCAGCTTATGCGACAGAGGCGCAAAAATAATGTCGTTCCAACAACCACCCTTTAGATCCATTCCGGTAGACCCTAACGGACAAATGGCCATTGCTTGGATTCAATGGTTTCAGAAGGTGCAAGAACAATTAAGCTATCAGGGTAGCCCTGTCATTGATGGCGGCATACCGAGCTCAGTATATGGCGGTAGCGTAACAGCTATCAACGGTGGATCAGTAGTAACAAGCGGTAGTCCAGTATGACAGTTCAAATCCAGTTAAGAAGAGGTACAGCATCCGAATGGGCTACTGCTAATCCTATTCTTGCATCTGGAGAAATGGGTGTTGAAACAAATACCGGTAAATTTAAAGTAGGTAACGGTGTTACTACTTGGAATCTTTTACCTTATTCATCAGGTGGTGTGGGTGCTACTGGTCCCGCATCTACTGTTGCTGGTCCTCAAGGTGCGACAGGTGCTACAGGCGTGGGTACAACCGGCGCTACCGGTCCAGTATCAACAACACCAGGCCCAACAGGTGCTACAGGCTCGATTGGTATTACAGGAGCAACTGGGGCTACTGGAATAGGTATTACTGGGGCCACAGGCTTAACCGGTAGTACCGGCGCTACAGGTATCGGTATCACGGGTGCGACAGGACCACAAGGCATTACCGGTCCTACAGGTATTGGCATAACAGGCGCAACGGGTGCTACGGGTATTGGCATCACAGGTGCGACTGGTATTGGTATTACGGGCGCTACAGGATTAACCGGTGGAACTGGTCCAACCGGTATTGGTATTACAGGAGCTACTGGTTTAACAGGCAGCACAGGACCAACCGGTATTGGTATTACAGGAGCTACTGGTTTAACAGGTAGCACAGGACCAACTGGTATTGGTATTACAGGAGCTACTGGATTGACAGGTGTTACAGGAGCTACCGGCATAGGAATTACAGGCGCAACCGGTTTAACGGGTAGCACTGGGCCGACAGGCATTGGTATTACAGGAGCCACAGGGCTTACAGGCAGTACGGGGCCAACAGGTATTGGTATAACCGGACCAACCGGGCCACAAGGCTCTACAGGAATTGGCATAACAGGTGCAACAGGAATTGGTATTACCGGTGCAACCGGTATTGGAATTACAGGCGCAACAGGGCCACAGGGAGCAACCGGATTAGGTGTTACAGGCGCAACCGGAATCGGTATCACGGGCGCTACGGGAATACAAGGGACCACAGGGCCAACTGGTTTATCTGTTACTGGACCTACTGGACCAACAGGCGTTGCAGGAACCAATGGCGCTACGGGTGCAACTGGAATAGGTATTACAGGAGCTACAGGTCCATCAGGAACCTCTGGAAGCAACGGTGCAACAGGCGCAACTGGTCCTTATTCAACCATTAGCAATGACATTGCTACGGCTACTAATGTTTATCCTGTTTTTGCTGCATCAACGTCTGGTCCTATTACAACGTCTTATACCAGTAATCCAAACTATCTGTATAAGCCAAGCACAGGTGAATTAAGCGCAGTGGCTCATGTGTCTACTAATGGCATACAAGTTAACGCTAATTCAATTGCTGCAAATTACACAATTGCTGCAACCAATAACGGATTGTCA